CGACCTGGTTGAAGTCCTACCAGAACAGCTCGCTCTTCGCGAAAGGCATCCCTCGGGAAACCTTTTTCGCGGCCCATCACAAGGTCATTGAGCGCATCTTGGAGCGTGCCGAGGTTCGCCTCGCCGTGCTGCCGGATGACCTCAGCGTCGTTTTCGGCTGGTCTGTTACCGAGCCGGGGCTCGTTCACTACGTTTACGTCAAGCCCGACTTCCGCAAGTACGGCATTGCCAAGGCCCTCCTCGCGCACGTTGCCGGTGAGCCCTGGTCTTACTCGCACTCCACCTATCTCCTCCGGGAACTGCGCGAAAATCGCGTTATTCCTGAGTCGGTCATTTACAACCCATACGAGGCTTTCCGATGAGTGATATCGAGCAAATCAAGCAGAAATATGCTGAAAATTGCATGAAGCTTGGCGACCTGGTCGTCCAGCAGCGCCGTCTCCACCATGCCGCCGAGCACGTCATCCGCGAGATTGAGCAGCTTGAGCAGGATGCTCGCGCTCTCACTCAGGAACAACCCACCAACATCACGGAACCTACCAGCGACTCCCCCGTTACTGGTACTAAGGAGTAATCCATGTCCAAGGACACCAAGGAAGTCATCCCCGGCAAGGAAGCCATCCACTCCGTCCGCGTCAGGACCGGAGGCGTTCACTTCACGGGCGCCAGGATCGTCACCACCCTCACCACCGATCAGGCCGCTCAGAATCTTACGGGAAGCAACGTTGTCGTCTGCAAGGACATCCGCTTCCACCCTGCCGGGATCTTTTTCGAGTCCGTGCCGAGCGAGGGTGCCGGAAGCCATGTCATCCCTTACGCCAACATCGAGGTCGTCAACCTCGCCTAACGCACTGCGTTACGGCTCCCAAGGTGCGCCATGAATCGCAAATCTGACGCACTCACTTTGAAACAGGAAAAATTCTTAGAGGAATACCTCAAGGACAAAAACGGATTCCAGGCCGCGATCCGTGCCGGATACTCTCAAGGTTCCGCTCGCGGCATAGCTTTAAAGAATCTGCAAAACCCCGTCATCGCCTCTAAGATCAAGGAAATTTCGGCCCGCGCGATTCAGCGTTCCGAGGTCGATGCCGCTTTTGTTATTCGCGAACTAAAAAAGGTCGCTGAGCAGGAAGATGTCGCGCAGTCGACAAAAGTGCGCGCCCTGGAGCTCATCGCCAAGCATCTCGGGATGCTGGAAGACCGCGTTTCGCTGAAAGTGGACGGCCTCACGGGCGAGCAACGCGCGGAGCGGGTTGCGATCTTGCTTGAGCGGGTCAAGCAGCGCGAATAAGTGCGACGGGGTATCAAAAAGTGCGGTGAGGTTCGCAGCGCAAGGCAGGAATATCAAGAGATCCATAGATCGGGCACGCGCGCGACCCCAGAATTAGCAGTAGTGCGTGGACACAGTCAAGCACGAAAAGTGCGGTGGCGTAAATCTGCGAAAACAGGGCACAAAAAAGTGCGCTTGGTCTGTGTTTAGAACAAAAAGTGCGCCTCTTGTGGTAGCAAATCTGCGCCAAGCCTGGTGCGGCCCGGATGAATTCTGCGCGCGGAAACGCTGTAAAACAAGGGCATCGCGGAGTGTTGCCAGAAAGGCGTTGTCAGGGCGGCATGATCTGGACAAAAGAGGACGGCGAAGACCAGCGGAGCGCGGCCAAGAAGTGCCGCGAAGTAGCAGAGTTGCTCGAGGCAGACGCCGGCTCACGTAGGGCACGCTGGCAGACCCGTCGCGCCCTGGACGCCGCTATGGCCGCCTTGCTTGCCCTGGACGATGTCTATTTCGAGGATGAGGCCGGCGGCCCGGTGCCGCAAGCCTGGCGCCGTGCTCGCGAGCTGCTACGCAAGGCGTAAAAAAGGCCCCGGCCCTAAGACCGGAGCCTGTAAGGTGCGAGCACCGATTAGCGCATTTTGTTCTTAATCTCTTTTGGCAATTCATCAGGGAAGGCTTGAAATGCCATCTCAGCAAGCCGCGATTTGTGCCCCGATATGCGTATATCGTGCCTGGTCATGAATTCTGCCAAGTATCCGACATTCATGTCCGAAACGTTGCCGTCTTCGTTGTCAAACCATGCTTCTAGGCAACCGATACAGAGGTTTTGATTTTTAATGCCATAAAATTGCACGCTCGCATCAGTGATACGTCCGCAGTGGGTGCATTCCGTTGCGCCCACAAGTTGCGTTAGGTTGTGGATTTTCTGCGACATATCGCGCACTTGGTCAAGCATAATCGCGAAAACAAGGGGCGCGGGAACGTCTTGTCCACACAACCCACACAGGATGCCGCTATCAGGCCCGATAGCGGGCCGAATACGCGAGAAAGGGTGGTCGCATCGTTTCATCGTGCCTCCAGTTGCGCATCATGTCCGCAAGGTTAAGCCCCGACCGCGAGGCCGGGGCCGTAAGGTGCGAGCGGCTGTTATTCGTAACGCCCGACGCTGGTCACGGCGTGCTCACCGGGGGTATCTTCCCATGCGATAAACACGGCCTCTCGCGCCAACACCGACGAAACGTCGCGCCCGTCGTCACGATCCGAGAAGGCGTCCCACAATGTGCGCGCGACCGCCAGCGGGTCATCATCGGGGCGCACAAGCGCGGAACCAAGCGGGATCCAAAGCTCCGTGTACCAGCCGCCCTCCTCGGGGCCGCCATAGGCAAGCGCGACGGAATAGGCGCCAGCCCAACGGGGGCGGTGGTGCGTTTCGTTGCCGTCGTCATCGAACCGTCGCCGGTAGGGATTGGACGGCAAGCGATCTTCGCGGGGGTTGTCGGTGTCGGTCATCGTGCCTCCCAGTCGCGGACCAGGTCCGCATAGGTGCGCCGCTCACGGCGTGTGGTCGCTTGCCAAGTTGCTTGCACCAAGGCGCGGGCCTCGAGCCGCGCTGAACAACTCTCGCACACCGCGTGCCCCTCGCGGATAAAGCGCGCGGACTCCTCGGCGCATCGGTCGCAGGGGTGATCTACCATGCGAGCTTGTCCAGGTATTCGCCCGCCGCACGGATAAATTCCGACGCCGTCACGCCGCACTGGCAATCAACGGTTCCATCGGTGTACGGGTGAGCGCAAGCCGTGTTACGGCTCGGGCGCCGCGCCAGGTGCCGCACGTTGGGGCCGACGCGCTGGACGCGCCGGATAGACCAGCCAAGCGCCGACGCCGTTGCGGGGTATTCCCAGTCAGTCTGGACAAGGGCGCCATTTACAATAAAGGCGCCATAATGCCTTTCCACGTCGCGTTTCATGTTCCCTCCGCCCGTCACGCGGGCACATTGTGCGCGGTAGGCGCACGCTGCAAGGGCCCTCGCGAGCTCCTGCGACGCGCGTCTACTCTCCGCCCTTGGCAAAATATGCGGCCGCTGCGTGAGCCGTCCGCGCGTCCCGGTACGCCTGGAACCCGCCAACAGTGTCGATGTCCGCGCCGTCGCGCGTCACGCGCACGGTGTAGCGGCGAGGATCGTTCCGGTGACGCTCGGACGTGACGAAAAACGTGCGCCCGTCCGTCGCCGGATAGGTGCGATCCGACACGCGCGACTTGAAAAAGCGCAACGTTTCGCGCTCAAAAAAGTACCGACCCGCTTGTGCGTTTGCCGCCATGATTTGCTGCAATGTCATTTTCTACCCTTGCGCGTCACGCGCGCCATCCGGGTTGAGCCCCGGTGCCAACGTCCCTCGCAGGGGCGCTCGCACCGAGACGCGGCCTGAGCCGCGCCCGGACGTGCTAGTCGTGCCACTCCCCGTCCTCGAACACACGCCGTGCCTCGTATCGGTGATCCTCGCGATCCGCGCAGCCGCAGCCCGTGTGATCGCCCCACGCTACCGCGTGGTTGATTGCGTTCGCCAACAGCCGCGCGAACCGTTGCGCCTGCGCGTCCGTCACGTTCCCCAGCGTGTCCCGCTTGATATAATAGACCACTATCGCCCCCGTGCGGCATATGCCGCGTCGATAGACCGATCCTGCGCCGTCCACACGTACCCGATACCGGCGGCGAGCTCCGCCGCGAGCATCAAGACCGCTAGTGCCATGCCCTTGGTCACGACAGCACCGCCGCCCAAGCCGCGTCTCGCTTGTCCTTCAGCCGCCAAGCCGCCGCCTGAGCCGCCGCCGCCTCCCGGCTGTCGATGCCGTACGTCGCCACGGCTTCGGCCGCCGCGATGTATGCATCGCGCGTCGCCGCTGTCATTGCGTCCGCCAGGTCTTCCGCCGCTCGCCGCTCTCGTGTGGTCATCCGGTTATCCTCCGTCGCTGCACCGTGCCGCGATGATGAGAAGGTACAACGTGACGCCACGCTCGTCAAGTGTTCGTTGTCGATTTTCTGTTTTGGCCTTTATTTGCAGCGGATCCGCGATGCGCTTTTTTTTGATAGAGTAACCCGACAAGGTGCGCGGGCCGCAACGCCTGACGCCTGACATGCGACTAGTGCGCGACGACTGCGCGACCGGGGCAACGCCTCACCCGTCATAGCGCAACGCGTCAAGGCGGGCCTCTCGAGCCCTACCCCCACCCCCCCCCCACCATGCGCGCGCGGGATTACTTCAATATATATATACCCCCCAGAGAGTACCCACCATGTTTGGTGGCGTGATGCTACGCCTATACCCACCCCCCAGAGAGCAACAACCCTTGCCTGTGGCGTGGCGCTACGGTAGGGTTGCGGGTGCCGCAGTGACGGCAGAGGTGGCATATGAAGCGAGCAAGGGTGACGAAGAAGCAGTTGTTGGCAGAGATTATGAATTTGCAGGCGCGGCTGGCTGACCCGGAAGGGGAGATACAGCGTGGTGTAGCTGCGCTTTATCGGCGTGATTTGCGAGAGCGGGAGATGGAGCACCATGCGTCCTGGGACGCGGAAGTGGTGGTGCATAAGATGGCGGCTGCGCGTTGGATGCGTAGCTGTGTGCTTGATTTGGTAGCGGATGAAGCGGTGCGTACTGCGATTGAGGCGCTGCCGTTGGTGCCGGAATGAAGCCATGCGACACGCCGTTGTGCAAGAACCAGGTGGTGCGGGCTGCGCTGTGTAGATGGTGCTACGAGCGGAAGCGGTCGCAAGATCCGGTGCGTCGGGCAACGTTAAAGAAGTGGATGAAGAAGTACCTGAAGAGGCCAGAGGTGCGAGAGGCGCATCGGTTGGCGTGTCAGGCGTATAGGGATGCAGGGAAGGTGGAGCAGGGCGAGTGCGTGTACTGCGGGGGAGCGACGAACGACAAGCGGGCGAAGAGGTGTTGGCGCTGTTATCGGGCGCGGGTGCTGCCGGTGGCGAGTAGGCGTGGGTTGGAGGCGATTCACGGGAGGCCGGTATGAGGGACGAGCTGCTGGCGTTGAAGGCGCGGCTGGAGCAGTTGCGCTGGGAGGGAAAGACGGACGAGGACATCGACGCCGCGTACTGGACGGTGGATCGGGCGTTGGAGGGGCGCGGGTGGGGGACGCCGACTGCGGCGTTGTCATACGGTCGCGAGGTGGTGGCGCGGTACGACCAAGCGACGCGGAAGAAGGTGGAGTTGCAGACGCGGACGCTGACGAAGGAGGAGCATGACGCGTTGCTGGCGTCGGATGCGCCGAAGTCGGTGTCGCGGGAAGACTATGAGCGGATGATGCGGGAGGCGCAGGAATGACTTGGTTTCGCAGAGCATGGTGGGATTTTTTCTTTTGGGTTGCTCATTGGTTTGCGCCGCCAGATCCGATGCGCAAGCCACCAAAACCGCTGTTTGACAAAAGCGCCCATGATTTGATTAATCTTTGCCGAAAGATTCGTGAGCAACAGAAAGAAATGATTGATGGTCAGTCGCGCTCTCGTTTTTTGAGCGTTGACGAATACCAACGGCTTCGCGAAGAGCAAATGCAGGCAATGCCTAGCATTCCGACAGGCATCTATCGCAGCACATCGTTAAGGCATTGTATGGATGCGGTAGAGCGAGACAGGAAGACTGCAATAAAGGCGCAAAGCCAGCCGCTGACGCTCAAGGTTCAGAAATGACCAAGGAAGAACTTGACCGTTTGATCGCCAAGATGACGCCGACTGAGAAGTCGGAGTTTTTTGCCTTGATCGCGGCTGAGAAGAAAGAGCCTGTGTTCAAGGACGTGGCGTTCAAGGCGCAGACGGCGTTCTTGGAAGATCCGGCGCGCATGAAGGTGGTGCTGTGTACGCGCCGCTCGGGCAAGTCGTATGGCGCCGGCCTGATGCTGATGCGTGATGCCTACGAGACACCCAACGTGTCGTGCTTGTACGTGGCGCTGACGCGGGCGTCTGCCAAGCGGATTATGTGGAAGGACGTGCTGAAGACGATTGATCGTGAGCAGGCGCTTGGGTGCCGGTTCAACGAGACTGAGTTGTCGGTGACGCTGCCCAACGGGAGCATGATCTACCTGCTTGGCATGGACGCGGACGAGCAGGAAAAGGACAAGGCGCTCGGTCAGAAGTTCAAGAGCGTGGTGATTGATGAGGCTGCGTCCTACGGCGTGGACTTGCATGAGATGGTGTACGGCATTTTGAAGCCGGCGACCGCTGACTATCGCGGCACGATTGCGATGATCGGGACGCCGGGAAACATGAAGCGCGGGTTGTTTTACGACCTGACGAAGGGCCAGGTTCCCGGCGAGGCGGGTCGCTGGGAAAAGATGGGCTGGAGCGGCCATCGTTGGACGGCGTTCGACAACCCGCACATGGCAGACAAGTGGAAGGCAGAGATTGAGGATTTGAAGCTGGCAAACCCGCTGATTGAGGAAACGCCGCTGTTTCAGCAGCACTACCTCGGCAAGTGGGTGATTGACGACAGCAACCTGGTCTACCGCTTTGACTACGAGAAGAACACGTTTGACGAGTTGCCGGCGATCACCAAGAAGGGGCGCTGGCACTACGTGCTGGGCATCGACCTTGGGTTTAACGACCCGACCGCGTGGGTGGTGTGCGCGTATCACGACAGCGACCGCACCTTGTACGTGCTCGGGGCGCACAAGAAAGACAAGTGCGACATCACCGAGGTCGCTGACCAGACGCGCAAGCTGATGGGGCGCTTTGACTTTGACCGGATCGTGATCGACAACGCCAACAAGCAGGCGGTCGAGGAAATGCGGCGTCGGCATGACATCCCGCTTGTGGGCGCAGAGAAGGCGGGCAAAGCTGACTTCATGGAACTGATGAACGGCGACTTTGTGAGTGCGCGGATCAAGCTGCACAAGAAGGCGGCTGCGCCGTTGATTGACGAGTACTCGCAACTGATCTGGGATGACCGGAGCCAGAGGCGCGAAGAGCATCCTGGGTGTGCCAACCACTGCACGGACGCGGCGTTGTACGCATGGCGGCACTGCTACGCCTACCTGTCGGACATGAGGCAGGACAACGGGTTGCGTTACGGCAAGAGCGAGGATGAGTGGATGCTGATGCAGGAGGAGCAGGAGTTGGAGCGACTGCTGCAAGAGAAGCGGAACATGGAAGCGGAGATTGAGTTGTACGGCGACCCGCTGGATCAACTGAACTAAGCGTCTTGATTGTCAAGCAGTAGTCTTATACCGTCGCCGCGATTGGAGGCCGTTGTGGATCAGCACCAGGTCGAGAAGTGGGTGGGGTTCATGCGCGAGCATGGGCTGAAGCGACTTGCGATCAGCGGCCTTGAGGTTGAACTCGGCGCACCTCCATCGTCCCACTCAGCAAAAGAAGCCCCAGTGGCAACGCAGGGAGTGTTTGAAGGTGGCGCCGAGTCTTTTTGTGGTTGCGGTCACCAGTGGATTGACCACAGTGATGCAGGGTGCTTGATGGGTTGCTCGCACGGTCTTTGCGTGAAGCAGGAGGCGCTGGGTGAGTGACGACATCAAGCACGACGACGCAGCAATGACGGACGAGGAGCAGGCGCGGGTCAGCTCGCGGGAGCATCTCTGGCGTGCGGCGATGTGGGCGGGATTTGCTCACGCAGAGGAAGTGGTAGCGGCGCTGAAGGTTGGACAGCGCCCGTGGTTCAACGAGCTTGCGCCGCTGAACGTCAACGAGCGCGTGTTCGTGATGACCCAGATCTGCAAGTACTTCTTCCCCGAGATGACCGGCGAGAACGAGATCAAGGCCGTCAAGATGCTCGGCAAGTTGTACGGCGTGAAGCGCACGACGCGCATGGAGCGACGCTATGCCCATTGAATTTCGGGATTTTACGATTGGCGGCGAGCGTTCTGGTGTGCCGGACAAGTTGCCGGACAACAAGGAGCGTCGTTGGTGGATGCTGAAGGGATCCGACGCTGCTGACGTGATCAGCGGGACGCTGAACCTGATCCGCGACGCGCAGTCGTTCCGGGCCACGCAGTGGATCGTGAGCGCGCGTCTGTACGGCAACCTGGCGCCGACGACGCTTGCGGGCGTGTCGTTCAGCAAGCTTGCAGCGCAGCAGCCGGCGCTGCGTGACCGCATCTCGTACAACCTTGTGCAGAGCGTTGTGGATACGGTGTGCGCGAAGATCACGCGCAACCGTCCCAAGCCGCTGTTCCTCACGTCTGGTGGCGACTACAAGAAGCAGCGTGAAGCCAAGAAGATGAACGCCTTCCTTGATGGCGTGTTCTACGAGAACTCGACGCATGAGATCGGGATGCAGGTGTTCCGTGACGCTGCCGTCTGGGGCGACGGGTTCATCCATGTGTTCGCCAAGGGTGACCGCGTTTGCCATGAGCGCGTGATGTCGAGCGAGATTTTCGTGGACGACGTGGAGTCGCTCTACGGGATTCCCCGGCAGATGCATCGCGTCAAGCAGGTGGACCGTCAGGTGTTGTTCGATATGTTCCCTGACGACGTGGACGTGATTGCTGGAGCCAAGCCCTCGAGGACCGAGGAGGCGGGCCGCAGCATGGTCGCGGACATGATCACCGTGCGCGAGTCGTGGCATCTGCCCAGCGGCCCTGGCGCGGATGACGGTAAGCACTGCATCACGATTGACGGCGCGGTGCTGGGCGAGATGGAGCCTTGGCCGCACTCGTTTTTTCCGTTTGCACGTTGCCAGTGGTCGCCGCGTCTGTACGGGTACTGGGGCCAGGGTCTTGCGGAGCAGTTGCAGAACATCCAGTTGGAGATCAACAAGCTCCTGTGGGTGATCCAGCGTAGCTTCCATCTGGCCGGCTCGTTCAAGGTGTTCATTGAGAACGGCAGCAAGGTCGTGAAGGAGCACCTCAACAACGACGTGGGCAGCATCATCAACTACACGGGGACGCCGCCGCAGTACGTGGTGCCTCCGATTGTGGCGCCCGAGGTCTTTGCTCACCTCCAGAACCTGATCAACAAGGGGTACGAGCAAGCGGGCGTGTCGCAGCTTGCTGCCTCAAGCCTGAAGCCCGAGGGCTTGAACAGCGGTCGCGCCATCCGCGAGTACAACGACATCCAGACGGATCGACTGCACGTTCCGGCCAAGAGCTACGAGCAGATGTTCATGGACGTGGCGCGGCTGTCGATTGAGGTCGTGAAGATGATCGCCGCCGAGGACAAGGGCTACGAGGTCCGAGTCCCCGGTCGCAAAACGATCCAGATGGTTGAGTGGAAGGACATCAAGTTGTCCGACGAGGACTACGTGATGCAGTGCTACCCCGTGTCGTCGTTGCCGAGCGATCCTGCGGGCCGCTTGCAGACGATTCAGGAGTACGCACAGGCCGGCTTCCTCTCGCCGCGTCAGGCTCGTCGTCTGCTGGACTTCCCTGATCTTGACCAGGTGGAGAGCCTTGCCAACGCGGAAGAGGACTATCTGACGATGGTCTTCGACAAGATCGTGGACGAGGGCGACTACACCTCGCCGGACCCGCTGGACGACTTGCAGTTGTCCAAGCAGTTGTGCCTTGAGTACTACGCCAAGGGGAAGGCCAACAACCTGCGCGAGGACCGGCTTGAACTGCTGCGTCGATATCTGGCGCAGATCAACGAGATTGAGCAGGCGATGATGCCGCCTCCGATGCTGCCGATCCCCGGCGCAACCGGAGAACCGCTGGCACCGCCGATGCCGATGCAGGCTAGCGATCTTGTACCGAATGTTCCGGTACAGTAACCAGGGAGTGACGCATGGGAGTTGAGGGAGTGATGACGAATATGACCACCGGCACTGTGGGTGGTCCGGTGCCTGCGCCTACGGCAGCAGAGGTGCTTGCTCCGCAGCAGGAGGCTGCTCCGGTTGAGGCGCCTGCACCTGTTGAGGAGAAGCCAGCGCCGCCGAAGGCAGATCGCTTTGCGATGCTGGCTCGTAAGGAGCAGGATCTTTACCGCAAGCAGCAGGCGGTGAAACAGCAGCAGCAAATGCTGGCGCAGCAGGCCGAGCAGATCCGCGCGTTTGAGCAAGCCAAGAAGCAGGCGATGCTGAACCCGCTGGACGCGCTGAAGCAGCTTGGCCTCACCTACGAGCAGATTACCGAGTACGTGCTCAACGACAACAAGCCGACGCCTAATGCCGAGGTGCAGTCGGTGCGCCAGGAGCTTGAGGAGTTCAAGCGTCAGGCGCGCGAGGAGCAGGAGCGCATTCTGGAGCAGCAGCGGGAGATGCAGACCCGCGAGCAGCAGCAGATCATTGAGCAGTTCCGCTCCGAGGTGAATGAGTACGTTGAGCAGCACGCTGAAAACTATGAGTTGACAAACCTTTATGGTGGTGCTCATCTGGTATCTGAGGTTATCGAAGAGCATTTCCGACAGACTCAGAAGCTGCTGACGATCCCCGAGGCAGCAAAGCTGGTGGAAGAGCACTACGAAGACCTCGCTCGCAAGAGCCTAGCGACCAAGAAGTTTGCAGCGACACAGCAGAAAGCGGCCTCACCGCAGGAAACGGCGGCGGCGGCGGCGCCCAGGATGGGACCGACGCTCTCCAACGACCTGACGGCAAGCGTGGCAGCGGCTCCGAAGTCACAGCGCACGGACGCTGATCGGATCGCGGCAGCACTTGCTCGGCTTGAGGGACGGTAACCGCGCGAACGGCAGCGACGCTAGAACGCATCCTTTTACAACCGACTGCTAACTCTCCGCTGGTAGCGCATGGCGCGCTCGACGCGGATTTGCGGACGCGCATGAGGCGCTGTCTGCGTAGGTACTCACATGGCTTGGCCTTCTGCTGGTACTCCTCCCACCCCGGCTCTTAACCAGACCGGTGGCCCCTCGTTCTCGTTCGACCTTGGCGCGGCCAACGCGGCGCTCAAGGAGCTTTACGACGACCAGAAGATCGCGAACCTGGTCTACAAGAACAACCCGTTCCTCGCGATGGTCCCGAAGATGGAGGAGTTCGGCGGCAAGTATATGCCGATCCCCCTGATCGTGAACACCTCGCAGGGCCGCAGCGCGACCTTCTCCTCGGCGCAGGGCAACCAGACTGCCGCTACGGTGGAGTCGTTTGCTCTGACCCGCGTTGCCAACTACAGCATTGCGCAGATCGACAACCAAACGATGCTCGCCAGCAAGACCGACAAGATGGCGTTCATCAACGGCGCGACCGTGGTAATCGACGGCGCGATCCGCGCTCTGACCAACTCGCTTGCCACGCAGATCTTCCGCGACGGCTCGGGCGCGATTGGCGTGATCAGCGCCTCTTCCACGCTTGGCAACATCGTCCTGACCAATGCGTCTGATGTCGTGAACTTCGAGGTCAACATGACCCTTGAGGCTCGCGATCCCTCGACCGGCACGCTGCGGACGGGTGGCCCTGCGTATGTGGTTGCCGTTAACCGCACCACGGGTCTTGTTCAGGTGTCGGGCAGCATGGGTGGCGCTGTTGGCGTTGGTCTTGGTTCGTGGCTGGCTACCACCAGCGACACCCTGAATGTCCAGGGCGATTACAACCTTGGCATCAAGGGTCTTGCCGCGTGGGTGCCCACGACGAGCCCGACCTCAGCGTCGTTCTTTGGTGTTGACCGCAGCACCGACCCGACCCGCCTCGGCGGCGTGCGCTTCAACGGCTCCTCGCAGAGCATTGAGGAGGCCGTGATCGACGCCTCGCTCCTCGTCGCTCGCGAGGGTGGCACGCCGGACGTGTGCATTATGAACTTCGCCTCCTACGCCGCGCTCGAGAAGTCGCTCGGTGCCAAGGCGCAGTACATCTCGTTCGACGGGCCGGCGAAGCTCTACTACCCCGGCATCCTGATCAACGGCGCCGCCGGTCAGATCAAGGTGTTCCCCGACCGCTCCTGCCCCGCGAAGACCGCGTACCTGCTCCAGATGGACACCTGGAAGCTCTACTCGCTCGGGCCGGCGCCCCACATCGCCAAGTACGCTGACGGGCTCGAGATGCTCCGCGTGTACAACAGCGACGCCGCTGAGCTCCGCGTGGTCAGCTACGCGAACCTCGGCTGCAACGCCCCCGGCTTCAACGCCGTCGTGCAGCTCGGCGCCTAACAACTAACTAGGCGAGGGGCGGCTCTGGCGTTTGCTGGGGTCGCCCCTTGTCCTAACAGGAGGCCAACATGGCTAACCGTACCTACAATCAGTTCGCGGGAACGCTTGAGCGCAAGGTCGTCAAGCTGTTCGCCAAGATCCTCTGGACCGGCGGCGCTCCGACGCTGGTTACCAGCGAGGTGCTGAACAGCAGCACGTCGCCCGTCACCATCAACCCGTCGCAGGGGTTTGAGTCGCTCACCGACTCTGGCGGCGGCCAGTTTGTTCTTACGCTTGGCGCCAACAACGGCGGCGTTCCGACTTACGACCCGTATGTGCGTCTGCTCAACGTGTCGATGACGGCTGTGCCCGCCGGAAGCGTTGCGGCTGCGCCGATTGCTTTGGCGGTGAATAACGACAACGTGAACGGTTCGTCGGGCAATCCGTCTATCGAGTTGGTTACGGTGACGATTGACACCAGCGCCTCTCCGATCACGGTGAGCACCAGCACCGTGCCCGACAACGGCACCGTCATGTACGTCGAGCTTACGCTGTCGAACACGACCGCGTACTAACCGGAGGCTGTCATGGTTCACGATGACAAGGCTGCGGTTGCGATCATCCTTGGGAAGATGAAGCCCAAGGGCGGCAAGCCCGAGATGAAGCCTGAGCATGGCGACGGCAAGGTGGGCCACGGTCACGCGATGAAGGCGTGCGCCGAGGATCTCCTTGAGTCGATCAAGGCGGGCGACGCTGACGGCGTGGCTGCTGCGCTGATGTCGGCCTTCCACATTGCGGACGCGATGCCGCACATGGAGGGTGTGCATGAGGACATCGGTGAAGAGGAAGAGGACGAGAGCGAGTACTAGGCTCTTGTGCTAGCGTGGCGGGGGCGCTCCGGTGTGTGCCGGGGCGTCCCTTGCCGCAGTAGGAGGTCGTCGTGGCGATCTACCCGAAGATGAGCCTGTCCGACCTCCGAGTGGCGTGCCGACAGCGTGCGGACATGGTGAACTCGACGTTCATCTCCGACGCTGAGTTGAACTCCTACATCAACGCCTCGTACTACGAGTTGTATGACCTGTTGGTGCAGAAGTACGGCAACGACTACTACATGAAGGAGTACTCGTTCCAACTCCAGGGGAACGTGTCGCGATACGACCTCCCTGACGATTTTTTCAAGCTTCTCGGCGTGGACTTGGAGATCAGCAGCGGCCCTGACGGCTACGTGTCGCTGCGCCCGTTCACGCTGGCCGAGCGCAATCGGTACTCCACCGCCAACGTGCAGACGTGGATTGGTGTGACGAACCTGCGCTACCGGATCAGCGGCAACAAGTTGTGGTTCACGCCCTCGCCGCAGACGGGGCAGACGATCCGCATCTGGTACGTGCCGCGCCTGTCGCAGTTGGTGGATCAGACCACGCTGACGGTGGCTAACCCGATTGCGGGTGACTTCATCACGATTGGCGCGACAACTCTGACCGCTGGCGCGCAGTGGACGATTACGGCGGGCAACAACACTGCGACCGCTGCAAGCATCGCTGCTGCGATCAACGCTGCTAGCATTGTGGACGTGTCGGCTACCAGCAACGGCGCGGTTGTCACATTGGTACAGGACGATGCCACTGACCTCGCGCTTGCCGTGGGCGGCTCAACTCCGCTCGGCGCCTCGACGCGGCTTCAGTTCTCGTCCAGCACGTTGAGCAACGGCTCCCAGGTCGCTGACGGCATCAGCGGCTGGCTCGAGTACGTTGTGACCGATGTCGGCATCAAGATGCTTCAGAAGGAGGAGTCCGACACGTCGGTCCTTCAGTTGCAGAAGCAGGCACTGATTCGCCGCATTGAGGCTGCCGCTGAGAACCGTGACGCCGGCTCGCCGGCGACGATTGCCGACGTGCAGTGGACGAATGGCACTTGGCCGTTTGGTAACGGCTTTGGCGGCGGCGGCGGTATCCCGTAATGCCGACGATCAAGCGACTGTCCCGCATCTTCAGCAGCGACGACTCGCTGAACCGTTTGCAGGATCAGCTCGCTGCGGCGTTCAATCCAATCCTTCGCAACGTGCAGGGCGATCTGACGGGGCCGCTTGAGAGCCCAACCGTCAAGGGTTTGCAGGGCCGCAACGTGTCGGCAGTTGCGCCTACGATCGGTCAGTCGCTTGTGTGGAGTGGTAGCGAGTGGGCGCCTGGGTCTGGTGGTGGCGGGTTCATCACCAGTGTTTTGCCGCCGTTGACGGTTGTGTCTGGCGTGCTGTCAATCCCGCAGGCCACCTCGACGGCTGATGGCTATCTGTCGGCGGCTGACTGGGTCACGTTCAACAACAAGATCAGCAACGTGACGGCAACGTCGCCCTTGTCAGCGACGGGCACCACGACGCGCGACATCGCGTTGACCGGCGTAGTGGCGGCGGCTAACGGCGGCACGGGACTCTCAAGCCCCGGCACGATTGGCAACGTGCTGACTAGCACGGGCACCGGCTGGACAAGCGCAGCGGCGACGGCGGCTCCAAGCGGCCCTGCTGGTGGTGTCCTTGGGTATACCGGATCGACCTATCCCAACCCCAACGGGTTGGCGGCGATTTTCAGTTTGCTTGATCCTCCAGGCGAGACGTACATCCGGGTCTTGAACGGCTCAGGCATGACGTACTTCCGCATGGATGACAATACAAATACCGTCACCAACGTGGACCGCAGCATCGGCATCCTTGCGGGCACGGCAACAGGCGGCTTTTTTGGCGTGGACATTCGTGGTGGAGACATCCGGGTGCGAGGCGGTACCGGATCTAGCGCGGTGTCTGGCGGTGGTGGCGGTTCTGTCTACCTACTCGGCGGCGACGGTGGCACCGGTAACTGGTCTGGCGGCAGCGCCTACGTGCAGGGCGGTCAAGGATCGTCCAGCAATGGGCCTGGCGGCACCGCAGAGGTCACGGGCGGCACGGGGCTTGGCACGGGCAACGGTGGCCTTGTAAGGCTCAAGGGAGGCTTTGCTGGGCCTAGCGCGACCGCTGGCGGTGACGCTTACGTTGAGGGCGGTAGCGGCGGCGGTGGCCGCAACGGTGGTGATGTCTACATCCTCGGCGGCACCAACCAACTGACGAATGCTACTGGCGGCGATGTCACAATCCGTGGTGGCGATGGAACAACTGACGGCACCGTTTACGTTGGAGACAGTGTCACGGCATCGGTCAGGCTTGCGACGACCAACATTAAGACGCACGTCAACGGTCCCACGGTTCTCACGCCCAAGGCTACGCAGACAATCACGGC